CCTAAATCCATTATCTTCTACCATCCGGTTTTAAATCTACTCTTAATGTACCATAACGCCAAGTTTCACCTACAGCATCATTGGCTATTTTAATTGAAAGCAATCGTCCTCTTGCTCTAGTATCTACTTTAGCAGTGGATGAGCTAATTGTAAAGGGTCCAAGAGGAGAGCTTACAGCTGTTTCTGAAGGATAGTCATTCATTAATAATGTAATTTTTGAATTACCTGTAAGCACTTTGAAGTCAGGAATAAATCTACTCATAGATATTATAAATTCACCATCACCTCTTAAGTCTGCTATGCCTGTAGCCTGACCCGTTGGAGCTCTAGCAGCAGTAATATCATAATCTCCAGATTGAATATAAGCATCAATAGAAGTTGTTCCTGAGCTATTGACTTGATCGGTTCCGGTTTCATGAGCATAATATGTAGATGCTCCTGCAGTATTTGTTATGCCTTGAATATTAAAATTAGGTGTTGCTGTTATTGAATACTGTGTTGCATAAGGTAAATCAAATACACCTTGATCTGCATAAGTAGTTCTAGCTAATGAAGATGTATACCAAATATTTTCTGCATAATTGTAAGTTACACATCTATCAATTTGAGTTGAACCTGCTTTTGGATAAAACCAATTAATTTCTGTATATAAAGAATTATGTTCTGCATAAGTAGTAGCAGCTGAAACATAATTAATTCCTAAATTGTCTCCATTAGTTGTAAATACAAAATCTTCTACTAAACAAGGTATAGCTTTTACAGTACCATCATATGCAAAGAATCCACCTTCACCTGACATCCAATAAACAACACCATTAGAATAACTTAATGCGTGTTGAGATATTAATCCACAATTAGTACCTACCTGTCTGACTGAGAATGTAAATGGAGGACCTACGAATTGAATTACATAAGCTGCTGAATCCGTTAATACAAATACATAATCTTTACCAGATATAGCTCCTACAATCTTGTTCCCCGCATCCAGTCTAAAGGTACCAGCTGTATTAGTCGCTGTTGGTGTATAAGTATTATAATCTTCTTGATTTGAAAATCTAATAAACATTGGATCTTGTGTTGTCGTATCTCCAATTGTTGTTTCAGTTCCAAAATGAAATAAATGTCTATCTCTATCAGATACAAGTGTTAATGCTGTTGCTGTAGGTGCACCTGACATTAAACTTGCTCGAATGCCTCTGGCACCAGCGGCTCCTGGATTCCAAGTATATGTTTTACCATTTGCAATTGTTGCAATTAATATTTGACCAAAATTATCTAATGACCAATTACCATTATCTAAAGTTACATCAGATATTGTCCTTGCCGTTCCCCAAGTTGAATCACCAAATACATATGTACCCCAACCATAACCTTCAGTTTGAAATGCTGGTCCAACTGTTACATACGGATTAATTGACGTTGATCCTTGAGCAGACATTCCTGAACCTGATTCATTTGATGCCATCGTAACTGTAAATGTGTTTGCTGTAGTTGATGTAACTTCATAAGTCGTATCTGTAAAATCTGTTGTTGTATATCCTGTCACACCACCGCCAGGTAATGATGTTGAACTAAATGTAAAATAATCTCCAATCGATAGACCATGAGATGTTTTATTAACAGTTACTGTTGCTGAACCTGTTGTAGATGAAAATGTACAAGATGTAATAGCAGTGTCTAATGGAGTAATATCATAGAATGAATCTCCATAGAATAAGAATAAACCTTTGTGTGTTCCAATAGCGGCATATTTTTCACCGCTAATAGCAGTCCAAGTATGTTGAGCTCTGGCAACACCAGGAAGTGTATATTTAGCGCTAGTTAATTGTCTCCAACCACCTATTTTTTCAGGAAGACCATATCTAAAACGGACAAAATCTCCATCTATCCATTCTGCTTCTGCTCCTGATGCTGTAGTTTGTTTATTAAAACCAGATTTAAAATTTAATTTTTGTAAAGCCATTTCTTAGTCCCATTGTAATAAATACATATTTAGTGTATAATATATTATGAACATAATGAAAGCAAGAATTGTTTGGTTTCCAGAATTGTTGACTTATATAGATTATGACTATTTAGAAGATATTGTTCCTTGGAATAAAGAACAAGAGCACTTAGAAAAGATCAGAGAATATTTAAAAGAGGATGGTTTGCTTTTTCCTGCTATCATAGCGTATAATCATAATTATAATAAATATGAAATTCATGGAGGACATTTTAGATTTAAAGTTGCTAAAGAAATGGGTTACGATGGTTTAGAAGCCTACAAAGTATCACATCCAAGAGATATTTTATATTTGACAGAATTTAATCAAATATGTTATAAGCACTATCAAGAATTGAAAAAAATAAAAGATATACATAAACCTAATATAAAATTTATATAATATGAGCTACGAATCACTAGAAGAAGCTAAAAAATATCACGAACAAAATAAAAATTTTTGGACTGGAGAATCATTAGCTGAATATAAATATGATGTTTGGACTTTAATTAAACAAAGAAATTATAAAAATATCTTAGACTATGGTTGTGGCAAAGCAGAATTTCATAAATTTTTATTCAATAATCCAAAAACTCCTGGATCCCCTATGGGATTAACCATAGCAAAATATGATCCTGCTTACATACCTTATTCTATAAAACCTAAAGGTAATTTTGAATTAGTTATCTGTACCGATGTTATGGAACATGTTCAAGAAGATAAAGTAGAAGAAGTATTAAAAGATATTTTTGATTCAGGTGAATACGTATTTATAACTATAACCTGCTATGAAGCAACTCAAGTTTTATTAAATGGAAAAAATGCACATTATACAATTAAACAACCAGATTGGTGGAAAGAAAAATTAAAATCATATGATGGTAGATACACAGCTATATTTCAAACTAAACCAGAAAGAGGCGGTGGAGTTGTTAATAAAGAACCTTGGAATCCAAATAAAGAAACTTTAGAAAAATTAGATAAAGTTATTCATCAAGGAATAACAGACCCAACTTTAGATAATTCTCAATTAGAAAAATCAAAATTAATATATTAAATCTTGTATGGAAAAAAGTATTCAAATCAAAGATTGGATAGGAATATATGATGGTTTTATTTTACCAAGTGAGTGTGATAAAGCCATTAAAATATTTGAACAAGAAAATGAATTTAAAAACACATTTTCAAGAATGACTTCAGAAAATACAGGCCCAAATAAAAAAAATGATCGACAATTATTTTGTAACGCTGCAAATATAACTTTATGGCATAAAGATTTAAAAGTTATGATAGCAAATTTTGATATCGCATTAAAAAATTATTTAATGCAAACTGATATTACTAATTTAATTGGAAATCTATCTTATGAAACAATTAAGATTCAAAAAACAATTCCAGGACAAGGATATCATATATGGCACGTTGAACATGGTCCAGGTTTTGTTAATACTAGACGATTTTTAGTTTATACTATTTATCTAAACGATGTAGATGAGGGTGGAGAAACAGAATTCTTACATTTTTCTAGAAGAGTTAAGCCAAAAAAAGGAAGAATAGTTATTTGGCCAGCTAGTTTTCCATATGTGCATAGAGGAAATCCACCATTAAAAGGTGAAAAATATATAGTGACATCTTGGTTGTCATTTCCTAATGACGATTAAACTGAAGCGTAAGAAGTAGGTCTTGCACCTAATCTTGCAATTTTTTCTTCTGAAGTCTCACCTTCAACATTATTATTGTCCCAATCTGATTGTAATTGAGATAAGTGAGCTGAATCCCATTGCGAAATAAAATCTTGAATACTACCTATATTTGCATCTAAAAAAGAACAATGAGGTTGTGTATCTCTGTGTTCTACTTCATCTGAAGAATTAGATGTACCATATTGAACAGCCCAGATATTATTAAATTTAGATTGACCCCAAAAAGTGTCATCATTAATTACGTAACCTGTGCCTTTTTCTGCACCATTATTTTTAATGATTTTTTTGTCTTCAAATATTACTGTCCATTTTGCATTTGTTGCCATAAATATTTCCTATGTTTTAATTATATACATTACTGCTATGTAGGGTTGAAGAACAGAATTCGCGTCTCCTGTAAAAGTTGCGCTCATATTATGAGCATGTCCAGTTCCAGAACCTGCACTTCCACTATTTCCAGTATTCCATTGACCACCATAAGTACCATCAAAGTTTATGTTTGTATTACTTCCTCCTGCTCCTGAACTAGGATGTGTGTGTGCTGCTAATTGAGCTGTTGTTAAAGTAGCGTTTGCTGTTGAACCACCAACGTTTCCTGTAGGTGCAACTGTATTAGCACCTCCAGTTGAAGCTAAAGCTTTTGCATTTGATCTTCCAACTGCTACGTTGTCAGCTAAATTAGGTACTTCAAAAGTAGTAGAACCATTACCAGCTCCGTAAGTTGTACCAACGATTGCAAACAGAGCAGAATATGTTGTTCTTGAAACTGTTTGACCATTACATTCTAAGAATCCAGATGGTACACTTGTGTCCGACCATGGAACAATTGTAGCTGTTGGAATACCTTCAATACCTGTAAGGTTCGCACCGCTAAAATCATATCTTGTTGCTTCGTAATTAGCCATATTTTATTTCTCCTTATACGTCCAGCCAGTTGTTGCATCACCAGAATAAACTAATGTGAAACCTGCGCCTTGTGTATTAATTGTTAAGTCTGCTGCTGCATTTGCTATATTAGAACTGTTTCTTCCAATAGTCAATGCGTTAGTATTAAAATCATACCCTTGGTCAATAACAGATACTTCATCTCCTGCGCTTGGTGATGCAGGTAAAGTTAAAGTAAATGCTCCACCATTTGTATTTGCTAAAATTTGTGCACCAGGTTGAACAGTTTCTGATGCAGTAATAGCTCTCCAAACTTTTTGTTCAGAAGCTAATTCAACATTTGTACCATCTGAATATAAAACATATTTATGACCTTCGCACAATAAAACACCTGTACCAGATGTTGTTTTAAATGTAGCTGTATAGTTAGCATGATCTAATCCATCGTGAATGATGTATGTTTTTTCAATTGAATCTGGAACTACAATATTTACGTTTGCAGCTAATGTTCCAGTTAATTTAATTACTTGATCTTTACCATTTGATAAAGCTCCATTTGTAAAAGTTAAAGTATTTCCTAAAGTATTATTAACAGTTAAACCAGAATAGCCACCGATAGCTTGTTCTAAAATTAATAAGTTAGTGTTTGTAATCTGTCCCCAAGTTCCAGAATTTTCACCAGTAGCTTGAACCGTTAATTTTAGGTTTGCCGATGTTGAATTTGCCATAATTTAAATCTCCAATATTATTTATACTTATAAATTTTGACTAGTAAAGTCAATATATTATTTTTAAGCAGCTGTGTCAACTTCTTGCCAACCTGGTGGAACAATTGGCGCTGTACCAGTATTTATATTGTTCCAAATCAAAGTATATACAGTACCTACTCCCATTGTCAAGGCATTTCCTGTTAAGGAAACATTGGCATTTGCAGTGGTTCCTTCATCACCTTCCTGCATAGACATTAATTGACCGGTTACATCTATTTGAGTATTTGCATCTAAAATAGCCGTTCCCAAAGAAGCTGATAAACTTATACCAGATAATGTTAAATTAGCATCTGCTGTAATAGTTTCTTCACCTAAGAACATTGCAGCGGCATTACCTGTTAAAGATACATCTGGTGCAGGATCAGCATCTCCTTCCTGCATAGACATAGCTAATGTTGTAACTTGTTCATTACCCCAAACACCATAACCCCATGCAAAATTACCATTCCAATATGCAGCAGAAGTTGCTGAAACATCAACAATAGTATTTGCTTCTAATGTAGCTGTACCATCATTAGTTATTAATTCTTGTCCTGTTACGTTTACAACCGCTTCCTGATATTGAAGCGTCATGGTCATTGGTTGACCAGTTACTTCTGCTATAAATGAAGCAAATCCTTCTGCATCACCTTGTGTAATTGTTAAAGATTGACCAGTTAAATCTACATTACCTGAAATATCAAAAGATACTGAATTTAAATTTGAAGATAATTCTTGACCAGTTACATCAACTAATAAACCTGAAGCACCCCAAGTTTCATAACCCCAAGTATCTGAACCCCAACCAATATTTATTTCGCTAGTAATTGAAACTGTTCCAATGTTTGAAGACATTTGAATACCAGTTGGTAATACAGTTCCCTGTATTCCCCAAGCTAGACTTCCAAAAGTATTTCTTCCCCAACCTGAATTTATTTCGCCAGCAGCAGTTTCATCACCTAGAGACAAAGAGAGAGGTTGTCCCGTAAGTATATAACTTACGTTACCTAAATCATTCCATTGATTAAAGCCCCAAGTCTGAGAACCCCAAGTATTGGCCATAGGAATTTAGCTCCTATGATTAACCAGAAATTCTTAGAATCGCTGCAGTTGATGTCGGTGCTGGGAACTGAATTGTAAACGTACCAGAAGTTGCAGTTTTATCTGAACCAAAATCTAATACAGCAACAGCTGCGTTAGTTGTATCAGATGATGTGTTATAGATTAATGCTCCTCTAGCAGTTAAAGTTACACCAGTAAAAGATAAGTTATTAAAATCAACTCTAGCTACACCAGCAGTCATAGATGTTCCGGCATTAACTAGTGCACCGCCGCCTGCTGAGTATTGTCCAGAAGCAGCTACTTCTCCAGAAGTAGTATAAGCAGTTGTAGCAGAAGTTAGAGTCGCACCTGCGGTATAAAGAGCT